GTAAATTCAAACGTGTATTTCTTTTCAGGCTCAGGCAAAGATAACTGTTGCGGTTGAAGTTGATATTTTCCTGTTTTACGAATTTGCGGAAGAACTTCTTCAAATACCCACGCTTCAAATGGTTCAGCTTCTGGTTTACGAGATTTGATGATCAGGCGGTAAAGATTTGGTTCATTGATGAATGTCATTTCTTGCACCGCACTTTTGGTAGGGGTGTCGCGTTTCGCTACACCCCCTGCTTTACAGTGTTTTGAAATAGCATCACGTGGGTTTGAGTAACCGAGAATATCGCAAACATCATTCGCACAAAACCAAGGCTCCTGATTTTTATCAGTGATGACTCGAACAGAATTAGATTTGAAAGTAAATGCTGAAAATTGAACTTGATTTTTCATTGTGTATTTCCTTTTTGAGAGGATTGATAATTTACCCATAATTGGGCGACCAACGGCTCAAAACCAGTACACAATCTGGCGGAGTTATTCCCTTTCGGTATTGTATTCCTCGCACCGTCGGTCATTGATTCTTTGAGAACTTTATAATGGCGGTAAAATTCTCAAATTTTAGATACAAAAAAATCACGCTGACGGGGTGAATTAATTCCGTTGTGTAAAAGGCTTTTGAGACCTTGGGATAAATCCTACCCTTGAAATAGGAGCTTGTCAAGGGTAGTCAGAGATTACATTTCTTTATCTGAATGCGCATGCAATTCTCGGTGCGCCGCATTTGCTAAGAAATGGCTACGATCTTTATAGTAGTTACCCATTGCTGCAACACGGCGATCAATGCGCGTTAATAAATATTCAGGTAAAGACACATTAATACGCTGTTTTTTACCTAAGTATTCTGAAATATCAACGTCAACTAAAAGCCAAGTATCAAAATCAGCATATTCAGGATCGGCTTTATAGTGCGTTACGCCTTTATCTTTTAGCGTGGTAAGATCAAAACCATCTTCAACCATCGCTTCAAGCATCATTGTAATGGCTTCTGACACCATTGGTAATAAATCATCAACATCGTCAGCACCGCTAAAACAACCATAATCTAATTGACAAAGTGCAGGAACGATCATTCCGTATGCTTGGTTTTCATTTTCTGGGGTTTCAACACCTACGGTAAAAATCATTTAATACTCCTCCGATTAAGCTCGGCAGAGCTTAAAGCCCTGCCGATTTTTTAATGGATTTTAAAGTTCCGATTGCTAAATCTTGTTTGGGGTGCGGAACTGGAAATCGCTTTCCAGTTTTCGGCGAGAACCAAATTTGATGATCACCTTTTCCATGTCTAACAAAATAACAACCATTTGCTTTAAGCTCCTTGATTAAGTCACCTGAGTGCATGCATCCTCCTTTGTCTTAATCAAGATGAATTATAATACACAAATACACACAAGTCAAGATGAAGTGTAATAAAAATGCGGTCAAAATCGACCGCACTTCCCTACCCTAAAAACATAAATTTAATCTTCGCCCCAGTAAATGCACCTTTTAGGAATCTCACGCCCTTAGCACGCTCACGATACATACAAGCAGGGGAAATATGAAGTGCGGTACAAATATCTCGTTCATTCGCTTGTTGAACGTATAACGCCATTAAGATTTGGTATTGCAGCAAACTATCCTCGTGTAGATTTATAATCTGCTCCTCAATTTTTAAGCATTCGTCATCAGTTAAGAATCGAATGTGAGTCTTGCGCACGGTAGGTAAAACAGGAATAGAAATTGTGGTGCTTGGGTATTCTGTGCCAATACGGTCTCTGCCCCAGCAATTACCCCACTTCTCTAATACTCTCTCAACGCTATACGACATTCTACTCTCCTTCCAGCTCTTTAATTTTTGTCTTGTAATACTTAATAATCGCCTTGCAATCTTCAATGGTGTATTTCTTCGGTTCGTGGTCTTGCCGTTCTAGCCAAGCTACCTTATCTGCACCGATTTTATTAACGAGATTGATTCGATACTCAATAATGTTGCCGCTCTTGTGGTCATTACATGGTGCGCATTGTTTATGTACGTTGAGCTCACAAAATCGTAATTCAGGGCACGCTCCCACACTCCGATAATGCCCTGCATGGTATTGTCCTTGATGATACCGACCGCAACTTATACAAGGCTGGTCTTTATCCCGTAAACGGATAAATTTATTAAATACTGACTGAGCCTCTTTCAGCCATTCTGAACGACTTTTTAATTTAGCTTTACGTTCCCTTTGTTTTTTCTTTTCTGCTCGTTCTTGTGCTTTTTGCGCATTTTGACGAGTTAAATCAAGTGCGCATTTAGGCGAGCAGACTTTTTGGAGAGAGTTTTGTGGGATAAACTCCATGCCACATGACTTGCATTTTTTAGGCTTGATGGGTTTAAGTTTACTCATCACTCATCCTTGCTCTCGATTTTTGAGCATTGATAAACGTTTTTGCCAACGTAAAACTTTCCTAATCTCTCGCACTCTGTTGCAACCGTGCTATGAGCAAAATACCAACCAGAAAGCCAACAAGCTCCACACAAGACAAGGGTGGCAGCAAGGGGCTCGTCGAAAAGAAAAAACAACATAGCCGAAAATGCAATCAAAAATAAAATCATAATTCCTACCTCAATCATCGTCCGAAAAATCCCCATTTATCGTTAAATTTAACCCCGTTCGCCACACCATAAGCTGTGACATACTCAATAAGGCTCGCCATTCTGCTAACGCTCATTTGAGCCGAACTTTCACGGATATTCACAAATTCGCCCTCAAGACCTGGCACAACATCTGCTTTTTGATTTGTGGCGATTGCGTGGCCCGAAATAAATAAGACTTTCCATTGCTCCATTGTGAGCTTACGCCCCATAAATTCCGCCTGATTTGCGACATCTTGGCACATAGCGTGAAACTTGGCGTTTTGCTCAAGGTTTCGTGTTATTGGTTGGATTTTGACTACCAACGGTTTTTTATCGTCTATTGGCAGTTCTTTGATTAAATCCAAACAATTATTTTTAATGCGTTGATCGCGTAAAAAGAAAGGTTTGTATTGGCTCATAACATCATTCGCCCCAGCCAAATAAAAATCGATTTAATTTTTTCTCTTCCTGAATCAATGCACAGACTTCATCGCAGAATTTTTCAAATTCTTCACGTGGCCAGCCTTCTAAATCAAATACCATACCGCTAAATTGAATTTGAGCGCGAATTTGCTCTTTTAATTGAGCTTGCGAGATCAACTCTAATTTCATTGGATCTACTTTTTCTTTTGGCAGCTCTGGCGGTGAAACCGTGTCCCATTTATCAGAATTAATTAACCATTCATCAGCGTTAATTATTTTATTCGTGGCACAGTCATACAATTCACGGTATGTTTTGTTATTCGACTTGGTTTTATCAACCACTAAGAAAAGCACTGAAATTGGCGTATCTTCAAAGGCATTTTGAATCAAATTCAACTCGACTAATTGATTCCCAATAACTTCACGGAGTGTTTTTTCGGTGTTTCGATAGGCAATACCTGGGAACATAATGAAAAACCCAAAACGATGCGCATTGGCTAATCCTTTCAGCATAAAAACATCATCAAGTACACCTGATTTTTTCCACGGAAAATCTGCTTGAATAGCGGTCTTTTCTTCTTCGGCAAGTTCTTTAAATTTAAGTGAGAATGGCGGGTTCATTACAACACAATCACTTTTTGGCTCACTTTGATACAAGAAAAAACTCGTATTATGAATTTCAGCATCTGGATAATTATTGGCTAATGCCGCGCATGATTCCGCTTGAATTTCTACTGCAATAAACTTGCTTGGTTGAATAAATTGCTCAAGCTGTCCGCTGCCTGCTGCACCATCAAAAACGCTTGGATTTTTACCTAAGTATTTCTCGACTTTCCCAGCCAAATATCGGCGCAGAGATTCACCCGTAATATATTCAGCAAATTTGTTCGCTTTCTTTCGATTGTTATGCTCTTCAAAACTCATTCTTTATACTCCACACCTAAATCTTCCAACCCAAAATAACCGCAAGATTTTGTTCGATTTACTGTGCTGTATTTACTTACCTGCGGAAACGGTATCGGCTCAATTAAGTGACCGTTACAGCGGAAACGATCGTCATCCCATTCGCTGCTTGATATAAAATAATCTGGCGTATAAAAATCCTCTAATTCTGCACCGCACTTTGGGCATTTGTAGCTTGTCATTGCAATGCTCCTTTCCCATAACTTTTAGCCGCATAGGTTTTGGCTTGTTGCTGTGGTTTCTGGTTGATGAATTGATACGCTTGTGCCTGATCGCAATCGAGGAAGTGACCTCTATCAAATTTCATATAGGCCGTGCCTAATCCACCAAATCTATTCTTAGTAACAATGGCCTCAGAGTAAGGATTATCACAATCTGCCTTGTATGCACCCTCACGGTAAAGCATGATGATTTGGCTTGCATCTTGCTCGATTGAGCCTGAATCACGTAAATCTGAATTAGCAGGGCGTTTTACTGCTCGGCTATCCACATCACGGTTAAGCTGACAAAGTAAAATGATTGGAATATTGAAGTTTTTGGTAAAGGCTTTTAGCTTGCTCATGGAATTTGCGATAGCTTGGGTTAGATTTACACCACGCTCTTGCTTGTGATTCATCAAGCCTAAATA